GTCGTTGGCCGCCAGGACTGGCAGCGACTCGCCGTCCAGCTTCAGCGTCAGCTTCTGCGGGGTCAGGAGCTGCACGTCCAGGCCCATCGTCGCTGCGTGGGAAGGAAGGGGTGATCCGTCGCGCAGCGCAGGCGAACGGCCCAGTTGTCTGGTCTTGAAGCTCATGATGCCCTCGTGGCAAGTGCCACGATGTCCGTGGCCGTTGTGCTCGTTGAGTTGACCCGGATGCAGCGCACCGGGAGGATGGTGCCGGCGGGAACGCCGACGAAGGTGATGGCCGTGCCGCTGGGCAGTACGACAACAACGTTGCCGGTGACTCCGATGTAGAGGCCCTCCATCTCACGATCGAAGTTCGTCGAATCGTGGGGCGTAACCGCCTCAGCGTGCCCAGCGGGCATGATCTCTGCGCCGTATGCGCCCATGGTGGTTCTCCTTGGTGAAATCGCCCCTCCGCCGGAACTTCTCATCCGGCGGAGGGGAGACCTATGACGGTCCAGTTCGATCAGTTGACGGCCGTGATGTAGAACTGGCCCAGGTCGGCGCTGACCAGCTTCTGGTCGAACGCCATCTGGATCTCGAGCCGGTCCGACTCGCGCTCTTCCATCCGGATCCGCTTCATCCGCATGCCGAGGGCACCCGCGCCCATGAGGCCGGTCCACGCGAACGTGTACCCGCCGGACGGGGTATAGAGACCCGGCGACGGCGCTGCGTAGACGAGCAGCGCGGACTTGCCACCGATGAAGCCGATGGAGTCCGTGGCGCCTTCCGTGGCGCTGTTGAAGACGCTGTCCATCACGAGGACCTCGTCCAGCTCGAACAGCGCAGCCAGGTTGGCGCGCATGACGACCGCGGCACCCGTGGTCTGACCGCGGTCCAGGCGACCGACGATGTCCGGGTGGTCGAGCAGCGCGTCGTAGACCTCACGGCCGATGACGAGCTTGTTCGGGCGGAAGCCCGTACGACCCTGCACGGTGCGCTTGCCGAGGCGGATGTCCTCGATCGGCGTCGAGTCCGCACGGTCCCAGCGACCGAACTGGCTCGCAGCCGGCGACGCCGAGTCGACACCCGTCAGGTCCGACGTCCAGAGGCCGGACGTGAAGAAGTCCGTGACGAACTGCCGCTCCTTGCGGATCATGCCGGCGAGGCTCAGGCCCTCGGTGATCTCGCGCTCCGGCTGGAGCGGCGAGTCGTAGTTGGCCCGGACCTGGTCCGCCAGGTTCTCGTGGAGCGCCCACACGTCGCACAGGTAGCTGTCCGAGCTGACATCGTGGGTCCGCTCGACGCTCTCGGCGCCAGGGGCACGCTTCGCCATCTCGTCGCGGAACCAGGCTCCGCGAGGGATGGTGAAGTAGACGTCCGACTGCTTGGACACCGGGATGACCGGGAAGACCCGGTCGGCGATGAAGGCATCGGGCTGCTGCGCGAAGGCGACAGCGATTTGGGTGAGCGGCTTGTCGACGTGGACGTCACCGCGACTCGGCTGGTTGATAGCCATTTTGGTTGCTCCGTTGGTTGGTGAGCGTCGGGATCAGACCTGGTTGGCCGCAGGCTGAAGGAGGACTTCGATGATGTCGCCGTCGGCCGCAGCGGCCGTCATCGCAACACCGAGGGTGAACTGGGCAGCGCCAGCAGCGGCGGGCACGATGGCCTTGCCGGTGCCGCCGTCCGCGGCGACGAGTCCGCCAACCGCGATCGCTTCGCCGGCCTCGACCTTCGCCACTGCGGGCTGGGAGATCGGGGCCATGGCGATGACGTCGAGGTCGGCCGAAGCCGCCTCGCAGGTGACGCCGTCAGCACGGAGGTCGTCCGTGTCGACGTAGTCGAACTTGCCGTCCGCCATGAGGTGGACGAAACGGTAGATCGCCAGAGCTTCCCCGGCGACGACCGAAATGGTCTTGAGGTTCTGTGCGGTAGCCATGGGTCAGCTCCTGTGGTAGGCAGCGATGCCTTCGGGGGTCTCGAGCGCCTTCACGTAGGACTGCGCTTCGGTGAGGTTGGGGTCCTGCTCGCGCAGGCGCTTCGCGATGGCCTCGATGGGGTCACCGTCGGCCGGGGTCTCGGTCGTGCCGAGGGTCTTCGTGGCCTCGCCGAGCCGGTCGGCGTGGGCCTTCAGCAGCTCGAGCACCGCGGCCTTCTCGGCCTCGGGCAGGAGGTCGACGGCCTTCAGCAGCGAGACGCGGGGAGCACCCTCGCCAGGCAGCGCCAGCTCGCCGGCACGCTTCTCGAGGTCGGCCTGAGCAGCGGCCTTCTCGAGCGCCTCGCGCTTCGCGCGCTCCGCATCGCTGGCCTTCGCCAGTGCGATGAGGCGGGGATCGTCGTTCTTGCGGTACTCGGTACCGTCCAGCGACTTGAACACGACGGCGTTCGCGTCGGCAGCCTTCGCGAGCTCCTCCGCTCGCGCGTCGGCGTCGAGGGCGAGGAACGCTTCCCCGTCTTCGAGCCCGTTCAGGTGCGCCTTCTCAGCGTCATTCAGACTCGCGAGGCGCTCGGCCTTCGCAAGCTGCGACTTCAGAGCCTCGACCGCCGGGTCGACGGCTTGATCGTTCTGGTCGGACATGCTTGTCTCTCCGGAATTGCCGATTGCCTCGGCAGCCTTACTTGCCTCGAATGGAACCGTCTCGAGGCTGGCAAGCTGCTCCTCGGTCAGGGTATCTGCTTTGACGAGGACGGCCAGCCCATGGCTGTGGCCCTCGGCATCCGCGAGAATGATGTTGCCGGCGTCGTCCATGACCCACGAGTGGGAGTGGCCGTCGGCGTAGCTGGTCTGGCCTGCTCGAAGCTCGCCCAGTCCATCTGGGCTCGCCATCATGCCCACGATGAGGTGGGCGTGGCCGGCGGTGAGGGTCGTCAGCGCCATGCGCTTCTCGACGTCCTCAGACCGCTTGGCGAGGACGATCTTTGCGTCCGCCTGGGCAGGGTGATCGACGATCGAGATCTCGTTCATCGAGAACTCCTTCATGATCGTCGGGATGATCTTGCCGTCCTGGATCATGGTGCCTCGTTCGTGACGTACTGGCCGCCGATGGAGAAGCCGGTGTAGGTTCCGTCCCGGAACTTCTCGAGCGCCTCGGCTCCTGGGCGCATGCCGATCAGGAGGCCGGTCGTGGCGGTCTCGATGCCCAGGGACTTGGCGATCTCGGTGGTCATGGGGAAGGCGAAGAGCACGTCGCCGGTCGGCTGACCCTGGTGCATCTCCTTGGCCTGGCGGGACTTCGACATGAAGTCCGTGGCCGCCTTCAGCATCGCGTCTTCCGGGATGTGGTCACCCTGTACGTCGAAGTACGGCTCGCCATCGATCTTGGAGACGATCGCGAAACCGAACACGAGCCCCAGGGACTCATCTACCTTGAAGACCTCGGAGGATCTCTCGAACACTTCGGACATTTCTGCTCTTGAGCTTACGGGTTCAACGTGTAGGATGGCAAGAAGTTTCCGGAAAAACCCATGCCATGGGGGATTTCACTCGTAGAAGTCGATGGTCAGGCCAGCCCACCCGGCGCTGGCTGGGTTCAGGATGTTGTTCGAGATCCGTACGAGGTAGTCGCCTGGGCTCAGGATCCACTCCTCGAACGACTGGCCGAGCCCACCGCCTGCACTCTGCTTGTCGCCGCCGGGGATGAAGAACTCCACCAGCCGCGTGCCGTCGCCGGTGACGGTTGGTCCGGCGAAGACCAGGGTCGTGGCCGTGTTCGACGAGAAGCGATTGCGATTCGTGCAGGCGACAGCGGTGCCGTCTGCGCTCGTCGTCGGATCCTCGAACAGCTCGGCTTTCATGTTGTGTGCCACCGAACCGATGAATCGTGCGTGCGTACCGCCGGTCACCCGAATCAGGAACTCGACGACGCCACCACTGGCGACTTCCGCGGATGCGCCACAGGTGAACAGCTCGCCGGAATGGATCTTGGTGTGGATCTCGTCCTGCACCACCAGCGCGTCGTTGGTCGCGTCGATCTTGGCAACGTTCCCATCGGCGTCCACCAGTCGAACGTGCAGCTGGCCGATGGTGACCTTCGCCGTGTCGTCGCTGGCCGGGTTGCCCTGGTTGTCGTCGCCGCCGTGGATTCTGACACTGCGTCTGCTCATAGGATCTCAGCCTGGATG